TCTGTCCCTAATACAAGCCGCCTTGCCGACTGCATCCAGTTCACGCGGTCTACAGGGCCAGAGCCTATCGTTCTGCGGATAGTCCCAGAGTCACCAATGACAGTATCATCAAATGACTCAAACGCATCAGAGACAGATAGCCATACCTTGTCTCGACCACCCCAGCCTAACCGCCCCTCGGCAAAGGAGACTGATGTGGGGAATCCCTTGCGCGTAGACCAGTCAGCAGGATACCAGTTAGTTGTAGCATCGGTAGAGCCGAAGTCTGTGATGGCCTCTATGCTTGCAGATGTACTGGATGCAACGGCAGTCAGCCTGCCAACCCCGTCAATCGACCCTAGAGCGTAGGTTAGTGTTACGCTGACGGGTCCAGCAGACAGCGACACACCACCTGACGTATAGGGAGTGTAGCCAGAACTGGTATCGCCTATCGAATAAGAATTGGCGTCAAGTTTTGTAATGGTGTGCGTTTCCGCGTTCAGTTCCGTCATACCAACAATACCTGAAAAAGAAACATTCTCACCAGTGGAAAAGGGGTGGCCTGTATCTGTTACAACGCCGGGGTTGGCAACCGTGACTCCACTAACCACACTGGTTGTAAATCCTCCTGTATCAACGCCTAGCCGATACCATGCGGTTTGGTTGTCAAGCTGGTCGTCAAATGTGTCTGATACATTCGTTGTTTTGGTAGATCCTGTAGCTGTCACGTTAGCAAATCCTGTTGTGGCAGAGTCTAGGGATCTTTGTAGTTGAACTGTTCCAGACCAGCTCTGAACACCCGATACCTCGCCGCTAGTAATAATACTAAATATTCGTTGGGTAGCTACTCCTGTAACCTTGATAGCAGAGGTCCATGTATTTCCAGTAGAAATACTGGCGGTAACAGTCTGCCCCGTTGAAGTCACCCTGAACAAAGACCCAACATCAGTGGACTTAAACAAGGGTTTCGATGCCGTGAGCGTTTGATTCCCCGTCAACCCAGAAGAAGCTAAGGTAATGGAAGAAATATTAATATCCGAGAAAGGACCGTCAGTGGGTTCATACTTAACAACAGACCATGACGTTGTGGAACGTCTTTCAATTTTGTATTGCTGGTATCCGTCAGTGGCCACATAAATAATGTCACCAGACTGATCCCACCTTAACTCGTCGAGGTCAGCTTCAGCCCACGGCGCTACAAGGGTCATGGTTCCAGATGCCGCTACATCACAAGAGTCTACAAGGACCTGTCTCTTTTCCTTGTTCTGGAACTGGATAAAGAAATTAGTCGTGGGCGTGAACGAAAGAGAATGGGTCCCTGTCCCCAGAACCGTTTCGGCAATAATGTCGTCATCCAAAGACGTCGAGCCTAGTCTAAATACCACCGGCCCTCTCTCGATTACTATATCAAGCGCGTGGGCTATGCCGCTTTCGACAAGAGAGACTTCCTGTTGACGAATAGCACTGTCGGTACCGTCACCCGTTAAGCCAAGATAATCACCCGTTACCCATACCGAAGTCCCGCCAGCCTCATCATTGTCTGCCCAGCTCGCGTGTAGGGAGGCTGTAAACGACCCCCCATCGACGGCAGAGGTTACAGCAGGCCTTGTCACAAGCGCATCAGACACCCATACCCGCATCAGCACATCGGTTACTTCAAGCAGCGCCGTATCGGTCTGGGTGAAAATAAAAGGAATGAACTTGGCAAGGTTGTTACTTGCGGTCGCCCCGATATACGCAGTCCCAGGGCGAAGCATCATTGACCCAAGATTCCTGGGAACCCAGTTGGTCATGACCTCCGCGGAAATGTTCGTCCGTTCTAACTCAGTACGGGCAAGCGCAAGCGGGGATATAAGGCCCCTGTTAAAAGTCCGTAAAGTTGTTTCTTCGATCATCCAAGGAGCTGTCCACGGTTGCCACGATCGCCCCAGGTGTTGCTGCCAGTCCCGCGGTTACGAGAGTTAACATAGTTACCCGGTGCCGGGAATTGCTGCGGCCCGGCCATCGCGTCTTTCGACTTGGCCGTAGTCCTCTGCCGCTTCTCCCACTTGATAACACTCTCTCGCTTCTTCTCGTCGGAGGTCAGCTTGAACACGATCTTGGCAGCAAACGCCGAAGCCACATAGTCAGCAAAGGTTGCCGGCCACAGGGAAAGGTTGTTCCCGTAATTGACATCGTTCGATACATACCGGACATAGATCTCATCGATGTCGGCGTACCAGATCCCGGCCTCGTTCCTGTACCGGGTTAAAGGCGTGTCGTAATACTCGTCACTGCAAAGGGCCGATGTCAGGATCCAGTCGTCGGGGATAGTAAAAGCCCGGCGGTAACCGAAGTTCGTATCGAGCGTGGTATCAAAATCAAGCTTCATCGATCGCATGGCGAACTTCCACTGACCGCGCTCGAGACACGCATCGACACCATCGTTATCCCAGACATGATCCAGCAACCTGCGCGGCTCCCTACTCTCTGTCAAAGATGCCAGGTGCCGCTCACCGCATACTGTCAGGGCCGCGTTGTAAAGCTTGAGCCTGTCCGTTGCCATTTATACCGCCTTGATGTTTGCCTTGTTGTGGTTAACGATCCATTCCAAAGCTGCCTCCTTGGACCGCAAGCCCTTGACCATTGCCGCACCATCAGATGTGCGAATAACACCGCACTGGTCCTGATTGCCAAACCAGTGGTACTCGAGGCCATCCTTAACGCTTTCAGAAATCTGTGCGACCTTAAGATCCCACCAGCTCATCTCGAACACCTTCACCCAGGTTCGGGAGCAATCGAGAATAAGGTACTGCGCAACCCAGGCCCCTTGATCATCCCGGACAAACAAAATATCGCCGCGGGTATACTTCTCTGCCACATGCGCCCAGTAGTCCTCCTTGAGGATATTCTCCCGGGTCGTGCCTGGTTGAGCATTAACCGTGTGCCAGTTCTGCCAATGCCCGGCCTCACGGGTACGGTTACTCTGGAGCTGGATACGCTCTTCCTTTACTTCTACTTTAATTGAAGCTTGTGCCATGTCGTTCTCCTCTCAAATGAGATCATTTGCTCTAAATAAGGCGGGGCCTGTTGCCAGACCCCTGGTTAAAATTACGCGAATGTTGAAGTGATCGTGCCATCCGTAGACAGTTCGGCACCAGCTGAAGATACACCCCCGATGATTCCCATCACCAGGATATGTCCAGTTGAGCTTTCTGTACTGCGAGTGACAGCAAGTAAAATATCACCGTTCCTCATTCCCAACCGTTGACCGTCTGAAAAGAAATCAGCGACAGTCATGTCGGTAGTAAGGTTTGTGGAGTTGTAAACCCACAATGCGCCGCCTTCAGCGTTGGAAGTGCTTTCAGCGATGCTACGTTGAGATAGTAAACCACTATCAATCCTCGAAGGAGGGTTCGCGACTGTTGATGCTGCAGTTGATCCTACATAAGCCATGTCAGTACCCCCTTATGCGTATTTGGAGCCATCGGCGGTTATCACCACGACTCCAGAGTTTTGAAGTAAGACTGCCCCCATATGCATCGTGCATCGTGCATACGAGTAGGCCTGTTCTTCGTTATACCCAACAGGACACTCCATACCGGCAGTATCCGCTGCGTGACCCACTGCGTTCTTGTGATACAGGAAGCTGATTTCGCTTGATGTACCCTTGCCCGGCAGGTTGGGATGCTCGCAAATCATTGCGTTTCTCCAGCGATACGCCATGGGCTGATCGCGCCATGAGGCATCTTGCCCGGCATATGAACGCAGGTTCACGAAATCTGCAGAAGCAAATTCCGGGGCCTGTTCCAGGTATGCAAGGAAAGCTGGTTGACACAACAGAGTGATGTTCGAGTCCCACGGAACGGAAGCGTTTGATAACTTAACGCGACCATTTTGGAACAGGTCAACACTCGGCAACGTGGTAGCTGAACCAATCGTCACAGTCCCGGTATTCATAATCACCGTGATCTGTGAGTCAATCTTACGATTGATAACTGCCATTGTTGTCATCTGCATAATCTGACGTTGATTGCCTTGAGACGCAAAGACGTTGAAATTGGTCTTGCGAACAAGGTCATGCTCTTCTGTCAGAATCGCAGTGTTTTGGGATTGATTATCGGATCGAGCAGGGATCAACCCGCTGTTTCCGCGCGTGACCGACTCCGCATCGCCTGAATCGGCGACCAGGAACACGGCCTGGTTTCCCTTTATCACGCTCTCGGTCGTCACCGTATCTCGAAGCAGCGATTGGTGCTGCTCGAAACCTGCAATGAACTCGTCGCGATATTGGGTCTGAAATACAATATCTACCATTAGTAGCTCCGTAAGCTAGTTATAAAAACCTCGCTTTGGGGTGGCCATCATGGTTTCAATCAGGGTGACTTTTCAGGTCTGATCTGTACCTTTTGGATCCGCGCTTCGGTATACAGAGTATAGGGGCCAAAGAACTGGGTATCCCTCGGCCCCTTAATACAACATCAATCCTTATAATACAAACGCAGGTGCGTTACCTTTCCAGGGGCTTGCCTTCAAAGCGAAGCAGATCTGCCTTTAGGTTTCTATACTCCTCCTGCATAGCCTCGCCGCCAGGCCCTTTGAGATACTCGTCGGTTCCCATCTTTCCCTTGATCTCGTTGATCCGGTCGGTGATGGTTTTCGCCGCGTCATCGCCTTGATACGTCAGGGTGGTCTTTGGGTTAACTATCATGGCCGCGTCGATCAGAAACCGCATCGCGTCAGGGTTGGAACAAAAAGGCGACCCGTCAGGGAACCTTGCGTTAAGTATGTTGTCCTTCACCCCCTCCTTGGCGGTATTCAAAAACGCATCAATCCGGTTAATGTTCGCCCGGTACTCGGGACCCCACTCGGCTCGCAGCTCATCCTCTGCAGACACCCTGACCGCCTCGTCAGCGTCATACTGGTCTGCATCACTCTTGTCCCTTTCTTCATGAAAGTAATCCACCGCCACCTTGATTGACTCAGGTGATGCGTTCTTGGAATGCCCGTACTCGATAAGCGCGTCGATCGCGGCCTGGTTGCTTTCATCGATCTCACGCCCCAGATCGTAATCCTTCGCTTCCTTTGGAATGCCGTTGTCCTTCCTCCAGGCGGCCTGTTCCTTTGCGTCCCCCTCGTCAGGGAACGGCACCACGGGACGAAACTCACCAGAGCTTATCTTGTACTGCGCGGCCAAGCCGGCATCGAGGGCTGCTGTCGGCGATGCATACTTCTTCGCATAGGACAACTTCTTGTCGTCATCCCCCGCGTAGTCCTCGCGCCACTTCTCACCCCAAGGGTGTTCGGGCGGGTCCGGGTCTACTATTGGGTCTGGATCCACAATCGGATCTACTTCTATTGCTGGGTCAGCCATTTGCTTTCTCCTCTGTTGGTATAGCCGTTTCGATAAGACTCATTTCGTAGTGATGTTTAATAACAACCCTGTACTCTTCTAGTAGGTTTGCAGCCACTCCGAAAATACTTCTTTTGGACTGGTCTACCCTTTGATCGGATAGGTGTTTCAATGCCTCAATTACTTCCAATGGGTTATCAAGGTCGGGCCAAATAGTATCAACCATGTTCTTCACTACCTCCCACTATGTTACTCGGAATTAAACGCCCCATCTTGATCAGGGTGTTTCCCACAAATCGCTTGCCTTCAGCGAATACTGTATCCCGGTCACTATCAGGCCGGTATGATTGGTCGGTGGTTCGACATACGTCATTAATCAACCACTTTAAAAAATTGATTTGCAAGTGCGGCGGACACTCTCCCTTCGACAGCATCTGCACGGCCTCCGCGTGGCTAGGCTCATACGGGGCCGGCGCGTAGGGCTTCTTTGCGCTGATCAGCTTCACGACAGGACGGTCCTGATGCCCTTCCGCTTAAAATCATTAAGATCCTTCTGATCCTTGAGTTTGTCGATTACCTTCTCCCTGGTCTTCTCGTTCTCCTTCTTGGTCTTGATGGTCTTCTTAATCACATCGGCCTTCTCGTCAGACTCACGGATCTTCTTCTTCAGCGCCTCGGTTCTCTCATCAGACTCGCGAATCTTCTTCTCCAGCCTTTTCCTCCTCCGGTACCCTTGGCCTGCTCGTTTATTATCCGACATTGGCGCCCCCCAGGTCGACTATCCGTTTCCTATATTCGGTTAATTTATCTGCCGCAACCTCAAGCCGTTCTGCCAGCGCGTCTATGCGGTTGCCAACAACCTCTTTGCACACTGCTGCCATTAACTTCCCGTTAGGGCTATCAGGGTCAAACTCTTTTGTGTCTTCCCGTGTTTCATACCCAAATTGGGGAGCAAGTCTTTCGTATGCATCATGAAACTGTTTGGCTAATTCTAGGCTCATTACACTACCTCAAGATCCTGACCGGCCTGGCTCAGATTCTTCGCGGCCTCGGAGCTGGTTTTCATGTTCTCAAGCAGCGCCTGCTGCTCAACTTCTTCGGCCTGGTCCCTGGTCATCTGCTCGACATCGTCCTGGTTGTTAATCCATGTAGGTGGTACACCGATACCGTTCAGCGCGTCACGCAGACCTGCCTTGGCATCTAGTAAGTACAACGATGACTGGTCGATATCCAGTGCCTGGACCAGCATCTCCTTCGCCTCGAGGAACTTCTGCCCCTTCTGCTGCTCGATCACATCATGCAATGGTGATTCAAACGTGAATCCAATCCTCCGGTTCTGAAGTCCTGCCGGCATGTCCCGCGGGGATCCGAACGCACCAACCCGCATTAGGATGTCGAACGTCAGGTCACAGGTACCCCCGTTGCGCTCATGCTCCATTGGCTCGAATATCGGCAACGCGGCACGAACGTATTCCTGTATCCTCTGGCCAACCTCGTAGGCCGTCATCTCGGGTGCGCGTTCAGGCAACGTTAGTTTATTC